GGAGCAAAGGCTCCGAGGCTACCCCTACCATAGCGGGGGTCACAGCTTGACGTACAGGGAATAGCGCGAGGCATGATATGGACGCCGGTCCTTTTCAAATCTGTTATCTACACATACATCCGATCCAGTTTCCACTGCCATCGTTCATGATATGTAAATTTAATTCAGTTATATAACCTGTTAATTTTAGTCTCAATATCTCACACAAATCAAAACAATCTACGTTGCTTGTCAACACTATTCCATCCATCATCTGTTTTGTGACTGGAATCAGTTGATACAGTTCGTCGTTCCAAATTATTAGTTCCATTTGCAAACTCCTTTATTAGTTTGTACCACTGGTCCTTGTACCGTGGGTCTTTTGTCTTGTGCCAGTTATTTGCGGCTTCGTCTAGTCGTTTTAGCAAGTTGGTCATTGGTCCTTGTTCCATGAAATAATACAGCTTTTAATCCTGGTGCTTGTATCTCGACATTGACACCATAACCACGCCATTGTTGTTTCATTATGTTTAGTTCAAGTAAAAAGGTACCCCACTGTTTTTGCGAGATACCTTTAGGCTTGATGGTTATTATTTTTTCTTTACTCATTAGTTTAAAGTAGCGTTTTCACGCTCCTCTTTAGCTTGTATATACCTATGGTTTACTTCAGTATCTAAAGCGCATTGAAAAGTATCTCTTAACCTTTCAGTGCTACCATAATAGTTAGTCATATTGCCTGCAATATGATGTACTATTTGTGAAGATAGTGCATGAACGCTACACCCTACCTTTATTTTTTCACATTCTTTAGAAGCATCATTCATAAGTGCATCAAATCTTTTCATGTACTTAGTAATAAACTTCCAAGTTTTTTCTTCTTTTTGTTTTTTTGTTAGTTTTTTCATTGTTTCCTTCTTTCTATTTGTTTCTTTCATGTATTATATATAGGATATCAAGGGATATTTGTCAACCCTTATCTTTTACTTTTTTTCATCATTCTTTTTTCGTGTTTATTGAGGTTTTTCTTATGTCTTCCGGGCCTTTTTCGAGGCTTCGGTTTTACATAGTTATTAACACCCCATTTAGCTTTCTTTGCCATGGAAATAGTCCTTAAGTATATTAGCTGTTGGTAGTGTTGGTATGTAACTTATCTTACCATTTACAAATTGTTCTAAATCAGCACCACAAGTTATACATCTGTAATACTCTTTAGTTAATCCCACCAGCATTGTGTGCTCATCACACGTTGGACATTTCCCATTTACTATCTCCGCTTGAAATCTTATGTAGTTTTTTTCTGTCATATGCTTTCTTATTCTTTATCACAATTTGACGATAACGTCTATCTTTCAAATATTTTGCTATTGGATTCTTTTTATTCAAGTATTATTGCTTTAATAGATTTTTCGCCCATATATATTTCGGTTTTTGCTTTACCCTTCCAACATTTATAAGATACAGTTTCACTATACTGTCTCTCCGCTTCACGTTTCCCGCGTAAGCATTGGGCCATTGAGTCTTGAATACGATGTTCCTTAATTTCTCCGTTTACGAACATTAATAATCCTATCACTGCTTCGATCATTAGTGTGTACTCCCATTTCCGTTTTTATAATGCATATCTCTAGCACTATCTTTTAATTCTTCAATATCTTCTAAAACTTTATCCATTTGTGTTCTTAAAAATTGTATATTTACTTTATTCAAAGCCATGTCTTCAACGTGTTTGTTAATTTTATCTACGGTTTTATATAAATCCTCGATCATCATAAATTGCTCGCTATCTGCGGGAAGCGAACCAAGTTGGCCCCGCGGCCATTTGATTCTAAATTCTGTATTCTCAGTTAAATCTTTTTCCATCAACTCTAGCGTTGTAGAAATTTTATTTTGGGTCTCAATAATTCCGAAGTATGCCCAGGTGCCGATCGCAACCATCGCGATCAAGCTGGCTACCGTTTTCATTGGCATTTGCACTGCTGCTTCTTCAGATATTTTTAAAGGTTTAGTCATCTTTTGGTTTTGGCTGTGGTAATATATACCCTTTTGGAGGCATTTTCAATTTACTTTTTCCTGGGTTTATAAACTTATCTCCCATTAACTCAATATCTGGGTTTTCTTTTTTATACTCATCTTTTAGGTCGTCCCAAAGACTTTTAGAATTAGTGGGTCTAGTATTATCTCTTGCAGGGGTTATACCTCTACATTTAGATACAAGTAAAGCAAAGTTTTCATTAAGTGCTAGACTTGGATTACTATTAACTCTACCGCACATTTTCATTAATTCTAATTGTTGTTTGATTGCTACGTTTTCTTTTGATGTTTTACAATCTGTGCCTAAATATTTTCTGTATGTAAAACTTAATCTATAATTATCAGATTCATAATCTGAATCGCCATAGGTATAATCTGTTTCTCTGTCTTCTGCTTCGATTCTTGTTTCAAATTCTCCACACCTTACACCATACTCGTTAAGATATTCGTTTCTAGGATACGCAGGGCCAGCACAAAGAGCAAGAAAAGTCATTGCTAAGATTAGTATTCCTGTAAAATAATAGTTCATCCTGGCAATCTCCATAGTTCATTACCTATTTAAATCTTTAATATCATAGTCATGCTCTCTGACTTGATCTGCTAATTGTCTATATAAATTTTCTGCCATCTGCCACGTAGATTCAGCAGAAGTTAATCTTGTGTTTTGATCTGTAATTTTATCTTCGGCAACTTTTAAATCTCTTTTGAGATCTACAATTTCTTGTTGGTTTGAATTAATAGTATCTGTAAGATTAACAATATAACGAACGCCAGTAAATGTTCCGACTAGCACTGAAGCTACTACCGGTACCATAACTATATTTTTTTTTAATAAATCAGCTAAGTTCATTAATCGTATTTAACCTCATTTTCAAAAGTTATATCCGTGCCGTGATCTTTTTCTTTTTTGTAAGTTCTTTTACACTTACAATTATCACACGTGCAAACTCCGTAATCATCTGCATGAAGTTCTTCGTCGCAGTGACAATTACAATGACAGCTTTTACACTTGGCCATTACTTCTGCCAAGAAAAAAGCCAAGCAATTATTTTGTCTCTTATGCTTTTAATTTTATCTATAATTTTTTTAATCATTTTTCTTTTCCTCAATTTCGTAGAAAAATTTATCAGTGTCTTCTGTTCGCCACTGTCGAGTGTCTTCTACATTCCACTCACTTGTTTGTACTTTCCAATCAGGAATTTCATCTTTAACTGTAAAAGATGGTATGTCCCATATTAGTCTATTGTTTGGTTGAGCTGCATAGTTGCCATTTTCTAACGCAAGTATGTGTGCACACTTATGTTCGTGTGGAATTTCAGAATGATCTGTATCTAGTATATTACTATCTGGGTGGGCAAAATCAACAGTAAATAAATAAGCACCATGATACCATTTTTTATCTTTACCAATGTACTTACCAGACTGTCCGTCTAAAATATCATAACTAGTAACAGCAGGGTAATAAGAAAAACAATTCCAAAGTTGAAGTTCATCAAGTCTTTGATTGGGAACAGTTTTGGGTTCATAACCACGTTGAATAAAAGCCGATATTGGTAAACGATAAAAGACAGCGCCGTTTTCCATGATGGCATGGAATAAGATCGGACGACCTGTAATAGATGCCATCCCGAAGATGACACAATCTTCAACTTCTCCGTGATGTTTTTTGAGGTCATATAGATATTCTCTTCTTATTTGTGCGTAAGTGACAGGTATGTTTGCATTTAAATAAGCCATAAGTCCTCATTTTATATTACCCCAATTGGTTCCGTGTTCATAATCTACTTTGTTTGGAACTTCAAGGGAAACAGCGTCTTCCATGATATCTTTTATTCGTTCTGCATCTTCTATGCTCTCAACTGAAATGTCAAGCTCATCATGTACTTGTATGTGAGGTGTAATTCCTTCTTTATGTAAATTTATCATTGCCTTCTTTGTCATGTCTGCGGCTGATCCTTGTATCAATCTATTTAAAGCTTTGTATGTGTATGCACGTTTGATCCCTGGTCCGTGTTCCAAGAGCGCTGCATCATGTGGCAATGCCTTATGGATTCCAAACTGATTTGGTTCCCATAAATGAAATCTACACAAACGTCCAAGCAACGTCCTAATTTGACCACGATTTTGAGCACGCTGCATAACATTATCCATAAGTTGTTTTACAAATGGTACGCGTGAATGATATTGTTTAAATAAAGAATCAGACTTTTCTTTATTAACACCAAGCTCTGCTTGTAATTTATTTTTACCCATACCATAGAACAGACCAAGGTTTATTGTCTTGGCCTGTGATCTAGGTATCTCCGCCATGTCAGCTACGATTTGATGGAAGTCTACATTCGAATCATTGTAAGCATCCAATACGTCGCCCACTCCATAGAGATTTTGTAATGCTGCATAGTGTACAACAAGTCTTGGTTCTTGTTGTGAGTAATCAAATACTCCCCACTTACAATCCTGTTCAGGAATAAATAAAGATCTAATTGCGGGTCCAAGCTCTTTGTTTCTAGCTGGAATCTGTTGAAGATTAGGATTAGAATAACTAAATCTTCCGGTTACAGTGCCTCCATTATCTGATCTTAATTGGTTTATTTCAGCATGAATTCTTCCTTTAAAATTATGTTTTAATATGGTATCAATAAATGTGGTATGGGCCTTGTTTATCTCTCGGGCTCGGGCGATTAGTTTCACCAGTGGGTGGGGGTGATTTTGAAGAAAGTTTTTTGTAAATGATGGAGAATTTGTTTTTTCGGTTGTCTCATATGGTAGGTCAAGTTTTTGAAAAACTTGCGCAATGGATCGAGCTGCCCATATTTGCGTATCTACTCCAGTTTCTTTTTTTACTGATTGTAATAATTCTTTTTCTTGTGCAACTAATTGTTGCTTCAATTGGTGAGCTCCTTCTTCATCTACACGCACACCTAAAAAACGCATATCGACTAGGCAAGGAAAAAGTTCTGTCTCTAAATCAAAAATAGATTGTATATCTTGGTGCTCTATTTCTTGTTTCATTTTTTGCCATAACTGCAAAGTTAATACGGCGTCTTGTTCAGCATATTCCCCAACATACATAGCAGGCAATTTATACATTTCAGACTTAGGATCTATGCCCCAAAGTTCTGCTGTTTCCTTCAATACAGCCTCATTTTTGCCTTTTCCGACATAATCCCTACCCATAGAGCCTAAATCGTATCGAAAGCGATTCTCGTCTACGAGAGAGCCAGCAATCATGGTATCTACGATGGTTCCGTTGATTTTAAGGCCAGAAGCTCTAATAAAACATACGTCATACATAGCATTATGAAATATCTTAGTTGCAGGGGTATTTAAGACGTCTTGAAACCACTTTAGAACCATTCTAATGTCCATATTACCACCACCTTCATGAGCTATTGGATAGTATCCAGACCAGCCTTCGACAGCAACAGCCACGCCTACTATCTTTCCTCTTCCTGTAACTGATCCCGATCCCATAAGTTTTAATTCTGGATCTTTTGTTTCTAAGTCAATTGCTATTTCAGTATGTTTAGATAAATCTGGAAATTCTTCTGGTGGTAGCCATTCAGTTTGTGGACTGAACATAGGTTTCTGTATCATTTAGTTATTCCCCATGAGTTTGGTTTCTTTTTTATTTCTTCTTTCACGGGTTCAGGATAGTCTCTATCAATAGCCATGTCAATGTAATGTTTAGCTTTTAATAAATCTTCTTTTTGATTTTTTTGTTTGTGACGACACAAATATTTTATTGCGTTGCCTTCAGCAAATGGAATATTATTTCTGTTAATAAATTCTGATGGTTGAATAACCATAGATTTATAATGATCTCCACCTACTTGTTTTTTATATATTGGTTCCTTCATATTTTGTATCCTTTGTATTCTTGTTTTGGTGATATAATATGTAAATGTTCCTTGGTCCTTGTTGCGCCAACATAGAACAATCTATTTTCATCATCAGCATTTTTTTCATAAGCCTTCATTGTGTTCTCACTTAAATCAGTGAGCAACACAACGTTTTGTGATTCACCACCTTTAGCTCCATGTATAGTTGACAATGTAATTCTTGGTCCTTCATTTAATTTTTCTCCATTATTTCTCATTTTTCTTAAATAATTTACGTCTCTTCCAGGTGCATCATCAAATGCTTCAAACCAAACAGCATCTGTTTTTAATCCGTAACTTTGTTTTAATGCAGCAAAGTCATAAGAGCTTTCTTTAATCATTCCTTTTAATTTATTTTTATCTACGTTTTCTTTCATATAACCATAGATTCTTTCTATTTGTTTATATGCAAGTGGTTGACCTTTACGTAAGCTTTCCCAATCAACTGCTGCGTAGTGTAATTCTTGTTCTTTTGTTTTTTTAAATTTATTTCTGTAATACAAACCATTACGATACAAAGTATCTTCTAAATCATTTAACATATATTTTGTTCTAGCTAAAATTAACCACTCTCCTTCTTTCATATTTATTTGTTCAAAGTCATCATACTTAGATAAAGAACCTTCATGTACTTTTGGTTTCCAAGATTTGTCTATTCTATTTTTAATTTTGTTTATTATACCCATAGCCACGTTATGAATCTTTGCCGGTATTCTATGTGATTGTGTAAGTGGCATCATCAAACCTTTCTGTGCAATAAAAGAATCTACATCAGCGCCAGCCCATCTAAATATTGCTTGGTCATCATCACCTGCAATAAAAGAATCTTCTGTTTTATTCCATATAGTTTTAGCCATATCCCATTGCATTAAAGATAAATCTTGAGCTTCGTCTATAAATACTACATCAAACTTTGGAGACTTATCAGATTTTATAAATTCTAAAATCATGTCATTAAAATCTATAAGACTATATTCTTTTTTATATCTCTCTATTTCGTTTGCAATAATACGTAGTTTATCTCTTTCTAAATCTTGATTATGTTCTGCTAAATCAAATTGTTGTTCTGCTGTAATGTTTCTTAGTTTTGCTAAATTTATTATTCTTAAATACTCACTATCAGATGTAAATATACCACCATGATCATCTTCAAATTTTGCATAATTAACAGGAAAACCTAACTTTTCACCTAAATCTACATAATGTCTACGCTGCATTACGTTTTCTTTTTTTAATCCAAGTTTTCTAAATGCTAATGAGTGTAAAGTTCTAAAATAAGGAAGGTCATCTTCTGTAAGATTAAATTTTTTAATAGCTCTATCTCTTGCTTCGTAAGCAGCTTTTTGTGTAAATGCAAAGTACCCAACTTTATCTGGATCTGTTTCTTTAAGATAGTCATCTACTTTATTTAATAAAGTTGTAGTCTTTCCTGTACCTGGTGGTCCTAATACTATTGTTTTCATATTCCTAAATGTAGATATATCCACAATGCAGTAAACAATGTGACTGCCAATAAATCCATGGCAGCAATCAATACGGATCCTCCTGTTTTAAAGTTTTTTGATTATATTCATCTTTTTTCTTATCAAATTCTTTTACCATAAATACAGAAAGTTTTTCTTTACCAATTCTTTTAGAATCACATTCACATTTTTCTTTTAACATTTGTGCTGTTCTTGAATAACCTATATCCCATCTTCTTCTCATTAAAAATTGGTGATAAAATCTATCAAAAACAAAATGATGGTTTCCTTCTGATGTCCATACCCCACCTTTTTTTAAATCGTTTTTATCTGTTGATACTTGTCTGTTTAAACAAAACTCTTCTAAATGATTTTGTAATTGATCTTCCGTTCTTAAACCTTCTGCTGGTTCCGTAACTTCTGCGTTGTTTAATAATAAATTTGTAATTAACACCCAATCTTTTTCTTTTAATGTTGGTGGTCTAAATCTTAATTGTTTCATGCATGCTTCTTGAAATAAACTTTGTTGTCGTAAGTATTTAACATTTTCTAAGTATAATCTTTCTCCGTCTACATTTAGATAATAGTAAGGATCTTCCAAATCTATTACCTGGAGATCGGTTAGCCCAGGAAACATTATGTCCTGTCCTATTCCAAATTTACGTTTCCGACACAATGTTTTATCACACACACTACACATTGGTTGGTCATTACATTTATATCCCCACTCTTTTTTATCATGTTGATTTACAATTATTTGTACTTCTGAATCTGACAATGGTTTTTCCATTGCAGTTGCATTAAATAAAATTAATTTTGACTTCCACTCCGCTGGCCATTTTTGTTTTGCATATACGCCATAGTGAAACAATGCATTATTCCTACCACCTTCACCTATTTTGTTTATAGATAATATTTCTATACATGGTGGTGCATCATTAAATTCTGTTACAGGTCTTTCTACTTTTATACTATCAACATCTTTTACTTTTGTAGTTTCATACAAACCAAAAAAAGCATCTATCGTAGCAGCTTCACCTGTTCTATGAAAGGCATATCTTGTTGTACTTTTACAATTAAAGTATGGTAAATTTAAAAAATTTCCTGTATCATCTTGCGATTTTAATTCTGTTTGTTTCGGAAATACTTCTGAACCACCATAACCTAACACCGCTTTTATTTCTGTAAGTTTATCTTGCATAGATCTTGCTGAAACATAATTTTCTGTAAATAAAAATACATGTGCTCCACCAGATTTAGATCTAAATACTATTAATGGTAAATTTAATTTATCTATTTTTTGAATTAATTCTGAATGATTAAATCCTGCATAAGAATCTATATCTATGCAACCCCACTTACACTGATTTTTATCATTAATAGGTATTACACCTAAACTTTCTGTTCCATCTAAATGTTTTTGCCAAAGTTCATTTGTGACTGGTTCTCTTTTTACAAAAGACTGACCTTTTACTTTTGTACCGTTTCCATTTGATTGACCAATTTTAGTGACACCATGTGCACGTTCTAATCCTTCAAATATATTTTTAAATTTTTCTAACATAATTAATAAAGTGGGCGGATCCACTCTCGCTTAGCCGCCCACTACCTAGGATACGGTTAGTATGGTTGTTTAGAGTCTTGCTCTTCGTTACCATGCTTCGCCTCAATCTCACCTTTACCTACACGTTCTGCAAAATTTTTCGCAATGTCATAGACTCCTTTGTCTGTAACTGGTCCAATTTTTGCTACGTCCCATCCAAACCATGTGCCTTTGTCGTTTGACATCTGCACAGTTTTTAGACTGTAAATGTGACTATATGTTGGCGGAGTAAAAAGTCCATTTTTACCCTGCATTTTAATACCCATCATCATTGAGTTCCATTTTCTGCTGACTTTTAATTGAGTCGCCTTCATTGAAATCAACGCTGTGGTTGGGCTGCTACCTACAAGAATTACAAAATGATCAGCAGTGTTCTCAAGATAATTACCGTTTGGTAATCTATCTTTAAAAGATTTATCCCTAGTCGTTTGACTAACGATGTCACTGTCTGCATCATGAATAGCTACAGGTGCACCAGTGCTGGTACCTCTATCTTGCCACTCAATGTATTTTCTCTTATAAAAAACTGGAATCACATTAATATGATCAAACAGTTCATTAGTAACAGTATTAATTATCTTGCCGGGTTCTGCGCCCTCGACATATTTTCCATGAGTCTTATTGACTTCTGGAGATAATTGTCCCAAAACTTTTAAGAAAGGCAACGCAAGATCTTCTTGCGATATGTTTTGAGCACCTTTGTTTGCATCAGCTTCAAAAATATTTGCTGCTAATGCTCCTTCTTTTTTTGTTGCTACTTGGTTCATGTTTATTGTTTCCTTTTTATTGTAGTCTTATTCTCGGTATATACACCGAAAATTTCCGTTGGCATTTCTTTACCCGCCTCAATACGCTCACGGACTAGCGCTTTCAGAGTCATGGGCTCAACCTTCATTTTTTGTGAAGGCTCTAACCCTTGACCCCTCGCAAGGTCGACATAGCTTGCCGCCTTGTTATCTTCGTTCTTACCAAATGATACCGAGATCTCATTTTTAATGATATCACCCAGTCCATTATTACGAAGCCAGTTATACGCCGCTTCTTTATTAGCTTCACTTATGTGTGCTTTATACGACGTTGCAACTTTCAAATGTGATCCATCTGAAAGTTTTAATTCTGATAAACCCATTTCAGTCATCATAGTTGGTATGACCTCACCTGATATGTGTTCTATTTGTTTTTTCTTTTCTTTTACAGCGTTCTCTTGTACTTCAAGTTGTTGCTGCATTCCTTCTAGTCTTTCAACTTGATCTGCAAGAGACTGAATGTTGTCAGTTTTTTTCATTGCATCTTGTTGATCTGCCTCAAAATCGGGCATTACTATTCTTTGTTTAATCGACATCAATTTCTCCTTTCTCATATAAATTAATTGATATAGGATAATATTTTCTTTCTTGTTTATCCCATTTTAGTAGATTGTATTTACCATTAGTAATATCAGAAACTATAGAACATGCTACACCTATTAGTGCAGGATCTCCTGTTAATAATAAATGATCTCCTTCTTTAAAATTTTTTAAACCTTTTCTTAATTTATAAATTAAAGGTCCAGGAGAAAAAATCATTTGTGAAAATTCAGGAAGTAAAAATACTAACTTACCATGATGAGTAGCACCCATAATATTTATTTTAGGTGTACCCGCTTGGCTTCCCGCAACTTCTTGTATAACGTAAACTATATTTTCTTCTTTCATGCCTTGACATATAGTGCATGATGGATTATATGTCAACCCATAGAAAGAAAAAAGATTATGAGTATAAAATATAAATTTAAAATGAAACCGTATAAGCATCAAATGACTGCTTTAGAAAAGTCATGGAATCAAGTTACGTACGCTTATTTTATGGAAATGGGTACAGGTAAAACAAAAGTGTTAATAGATAATATGTCTATGCTTTATGATAAAGGTAAAATAGATGGTGCTTTAATTGTTGCACCTAAAGGTGTTGTTAAAACTTGGTATGAACAAGAACTACCTGCACACTTACCAAAACATATAGAAAATGTGACTATATTGTGGCAACCTAATATTACTAAAAAACAACAAGAAAAATTAGAAAGTTTATTTGAAGTAGAAGAATCTTTACACATATTAGTTATGAATGTTGAAGCTTTATCTACAACTAAAGGTGTTGACTTTGCACTAAAATTTTTAAACTCTCATAGATCTTTAATGGCTATTGATGAATCTACTACAATTAAAAATCCTTCTGCTAAAAGAACTAAAAACATAATTAAACTTGCAGAAATAACTAGATACAGAAGAATTATGACAGGTTCTCCTGTTACTAAAAACCCATTAGATTTATATAGCCAATGTGAATTTTTAAGTCCTTATCTTTTAGATTTTACTTCTTATTATGCATTTAGAAATAGATATGCTGAAATGAAAACTTTGCATGTTAGGGGTAGATCAATACAAGTTGTTAAACAATTTGTTAATTTAGGTGAATTATCAGAAACATTAAAAAATTTTTCTTACAGAGTATTAAAAGAAGATTGTTTAGATTTACCTCCTAAAATATACATGAAACGTAATATAACATTAACAGCAGATCAAAGAAAAGTTTATGAAGAAATGAAAAAGCAAGCAGTAGCTCATCTTAATGGTAAAGCTTCAAGCACTATGACTGTTCTTACTCAACTCATGAGATTGCAACAAATAACTTGTGGTCATTTTGTTGCAAATGATGGCTCTACACAAGAAATAAAAAGTAATAGATTAAATGAATTAATGGACGTTCTTTATGAAATAGAAGGAAAAGCTATTATATGGGCTCACTGGCAAAAAGATATAACTAATATAATTAAAGCAGTTGTTGAAGAATATGGTCCTGAATCTATTGTTGATTATTATGGGTTAACACCACAAGAAGAAAGACAAGAAAATATACGTAAATTTCAAAACGACTCTAAATGTAGGTTTATTGTAGGTACACCTCAAACTGGTGGTTATGGTATTACACTTACACAGGCTAATACTGTTATATATTTTTCTAATGGTTACGATTTAGAAAAAAGATTGCAGTCAGAAGACAGAGCGCACAGAATAGGACAAACAAAATCGGTAACATATGTAGATATTATAGCTGAAGATACAGTTGATGAAAAAATAGTAAAAGCATTACGTAATAAAATAAATATAGCTTCTCAAGTCCTTGGGGAAGAACTTAAATCCTGGATTTAGTAGGATATACGCGCGTAGCGCGCTGAAATTTTAAAATAGTATAACAGCCACTAATATTGCAATAAGTATAAGACCTATGTGATCGTTAGGCCAAGATATTAGCAATTTAGTTTTGCTTTCAACAAAAAATTTTTTAATTTTATCTATCATTGTTATCCTTTTACTTTTCCACCTTCCCATTTCATCTCCGGCAGTCCGTTTTCGTAGCTTTTGCCGTCATAGGTCAGCACTTGTTTTCTGTTAGCTCCTTTTTCATTATAGCTAACATGCACCCAGCCACCCGCTGGATCATTTGGATTGTAGAATTCTAAAATTAATTGATCGAAATCTACATTGTTTTGTAACCAATACGCTACTTGAATGTTAGGCACACCTGCTATTTCAAAGTCAACCGCTTGGCCCTTTGCATGTTGCGACGTTTTTTTGCTGCCGATCGCTTCACACAGCGCCTCAGAGCGATAGCCTGATGTTATTGTTACAGGTTTGTCAAACTTTGCACGAACTGGTTCTAAAATTTCGTAACAAACGTTTTCTAAATTTTTTATATCACCGGCTCCTGGAGAATTATCTATCCCTTTTCGAGTCGCGGTCATTGACTTGGTCATCTCTTCTAATTTAAAATGTTTTGATAGTTGCATGATTTTATTTTTATGTTGGTGAGTTAGTTAATAGCATAAAGATCATATTAGCCATACCCATAATTAACATACCCGCTGAAACTAATACAATTTTTTCTAACCTACTTATTTGGTTTTCTATTTTATTAATTTTATCATGAGTTTGCTTTTGCATAATTCTGCAAAGCTTTTCATGCTCTTCTATTTTTTGTAAAGCGTTTTTAGCCATTATACTCTTTTAGCAATTTCCTTTTCTGTCTCTGATAGTAAGGCATTCTGACTACGTGTCAAGCCCGTATTTGTATTACTTGCAAGCATTTTATTGTTAATTTTTGGTTGAGGTGTTTCAGGTAGTGGTGGTGCTTGCACTTTAAAATCATTTGACAAAGGATTTAAAAGTTTGTTAACACCTTTTTTAATTAAAGGAGAAACTTTTCTTAAAGTTGATTTAATAAATCCTTCATCTCTTATTGGATCACCGTTGTCATTTAAAATCATATTACCTTTTTTATCTAATACGTAATCAAATTTTTCTGGATCGTATTCATTACCTTTTTCAAAAAAATCTTTGTCTTCGTATTCATCCATAATATCTTCTAGTTCGTTTTCTGGAAAAACAAAATCTTCATTAAGTCTATAATTAAATTTGCCATACATTTTATCTAATTCATTTTCAATAGTTTCTACTTTAGTTTCAAATCTTTTTTCAGAAAATTGAACAGGAGTAAATTCACCATCCATTAATGTTTTAACTAATTTTTTACTTGCACCTGAAGCTCTCATTATATCTTCAATATCACTTTCACTTAAATCTAAAAGTTTTAAATCTTGTATTCTAATAAACATATCTTTTTGTATTCTAAATGCTTCTTCTTGCATTTTTGTAAACGTTTTAACCATATCTCCCGGTGTATTATTTTGATAGTTGTCTACATTATAAAATTCTTCATTTTCATCAACAGCTCTTAATAATCTTCCCATTTCAGATGTAAAATATCTTAAGTCTTTTTTTACATCAATACGAATAATTCTAGTACCTGCAAACAATGCAAGCAATTCGTCTTTTAAATTTAAAGGTTTACCACCTCTAGTTAAATCTTTTCCAATAGCACCTTCAATTTTATCTGCACTTACAAATACACCTGGTTTTACACCATCTAATATGTATGCAAAAGATTTTGCAAACTTATCTCCAATACTATCTGATGCAGAATAAACTGTACCACCCTGATCTTTTCTACCATTTCTTACAGTTACATCTAACACTCTGTCATAACCAATAGGTTCGGTTATAAATGGTGATAAAAAAGTCATTACTGGTCCATCTTCAGCAAACATAACACTCATTACATAGTCATCTGTTTGTTGTGGATTTAAATTTTGTTTATTAGCTTGGTTAATAGCTGCTTCTAATGGTGCCCATAAACTATCATATGGTGAAAAGTATGAAAAATTAATGGCCGCAGACTCTCCATCTTTCCAACCTTTAATTGCTAAAAGATTAGAGTTTTTATCCCATGGTGCAGCTGACGAACGTTTGTATGCATCCCACTGTGCATCAGTAGAATTAGTTAAGAACTGAGCAAGTTGTACTAATCCAGTTCCTGTTGCATAACTTGTTAAAAAAGCACCTTGTAATCTTCTTATACCCATCTGTCTTATTGCGGGGTTTTTACTAGAAGCTTCTTTTAATCCTATAGCCATAACATTTGTTCCTGTTCTAAGTATTTCTGCAGGAAACGATATAAAAGCACCTAGTGGTAATTTTCTTAAAGCTTGTATTGCTGGTGGTACTTTAGAATATGTTGGATAAGTATTTCTAACTAAGTATGCAGATGCTTCATCAATAGCATCGTCAAATGTTTTTATTTGTCCTGTGATAGGATTTATAGGTACAAATTCTTCACCCATATCTTTGTACCATTGTTTCATGTCATCTAAATTTTTTACTGCTCTATGTAATTGTGATCTAGAAAATTCAAATCCAAAGTGTTTCCATAAGTTATCACCACCTGCATATAGTCTTGCAACTTTATCTGTTGGTGCCATTTTAATAAGTTTATCAAATAATTTATCTGTAGTGTTTACAGTGTTGTTTTTTATTTGATTCATAATTGCTTTTAATTCTGAAGCTACGACGTTTTCATCCCATACACCAAGTCTAACTAATTTTTCTACATAATTATTAAACTCAACATCATTTATGTTTTTCTTTCCTGCTTCAAATATATCATCTAATACAATTTTCATTGCATTTGTAACACTAGCTCTACCACCAATGTGACCATTCATTAATGCAAAGAATGCAGCTGACGTTACGTTTCTAACTTGTGTTTGTGGTGAGTATAATGTTTTACCTATTTGTACTCCAACTTTACCTTGCATAATGTGTCTGTATATTGGAATAGCTATTAAGTTATCTAACGTTCCACCTACACCTTGAAACATTTGTACATACTCTGGTGATGTAAATAATTCTGTTAGGTCAGATTTCATATGTCTACCAAACCTAGGTATTTTTCTAATCATTTCTGGATTAGCAATACCAGCACCTATTGCTTCATCAGCAGATCTAAATAACCAACCATTTTTTAAACCTGATTGTGCTATGTAATCACCAGCTCTTTTGTTAGCCATAGCTGATATCATTTCTGCGGTTGTATAACTTACAGATGCTTTTAAATTTTTTTCTGGTCCTAATAATTTTTGTATAACATCAGGTAATTCTTCTCCTGTTTTTATCATTTTTATTTTACCTAATTTTAAAATGTCAGCTATATCTTTCATTTGTTTTAACGGATTTTTTCCTTCAGCTCTTGCTGTGTGTAATACAGAATTAATCATCATCTTACCATGTTCAAAGTATCTAGCATTTAAATCTTTTAAATTTGCATGTCTGTTTTCAGCTATTTCTCTTAAAGTTTTATTTTTTCTAATTACATTATCTACTACCCACTTTACTGAATTGTTAAATATTTTTTCATCTGGAACATAATTTGGTTTTGTAAATGTAGAAAATGATTTAACTAAATAACTTCTTATTTTATTTAATTCTATGTTAGCTATTTCTTTTGTATACTTGTCCCCGTCTTTACCTTTTGGTAAAGATTTTTGAAACTCTTTCATTATGTTTTTTATTTCTAATTTTAAATCAGCAGCTAATGGCTGCATTTCTTCTGGTAAATCATTTTTTTTAAATTGATCTCTTAAAAAACTATCTACATCATCTAAATATTTTTTTAATAATGCAGGAGAAACTACATTTGAATTGTGTTGATTTTGAAAAGCTTTAGCTAATTGATATGCTTTATTATCTAAAGCTTCAAGTGTTCTATCTATCTTTCTAGCTCTACCTCTAATATACAACATTACTTGCTCGTTAACACCTTCTATATCTTTTGGTGCTTTACCATATGATCTAAACCAAGATAATATATTATCCATTCTTTTTAAAACTCTGTCTGATTTATTAGGGGATGTTATAGAACTTAATCTCCATTTTTCAAAAGGCGGTAATTGATTTATTTTTTTAAACATATTCTTACCAGAAAATGCTGTTACGATTGCAGGTGCTAAAGCTTTTGTTAATGCAAAATCCGTAGCATTACGTATGAATCTTGCACTACCTCCAACAACAGGTTCAACTAAAGGTCTTGAAGCAAGATAACTTATTGGTCTAAATACAGCTGTATTAACACCTTTAGCTCCAAACCTAGCAGTTTGTTTTATAAAAGGTGCAAGTCCATATTTATATCCTAGTTGTGCAGCTTTACCTACAATTGGAAAACCACCACCAACTAACATACCTTCTTGTCCATATTTAATTTTATTTCTAAATGATGCAGCTGCTCTTTCTTTACCTGTTAATCCTTCTGTAGATTCTGGTTCAAAGAAAAAAGATTGTCTACCAGGTTCTGAAGCTAAAAAATCTGTAGCACCTACAACAGTTATACCTTCAATAGCTCTTGCTGCAATCTTGCTTATTTTTCTTGTGTTTGCACCTTTAATGCCGTTTATAATTTTATTTATTTGACCAACAGTTTTAGTTGCTCTTAATACTTTTTGTATAATGCCACCAGGTATTGCAAATTGTACCATCAATCCAACAAGATCACCTCTCCATGTTTCAGGTCTATCAGGTTTTTTGTTAGGGTCTTTCATCATTTTATCAAACCCTTCTAAAAAATCTGTACTAAAAGTGTAATCTAATCCTGTAAATAATAATTCTTTAACACCCATTTCTAAATCATAAGCACCAGAGTCTACACCTTTTGATATTTCGTCTATAATGGATATGTAATCTTTATGATCACCATCTTTTAATAAATCCATGGTATCAACTTTTTTATTATGTTTTTTAGACATGTAGCCATCTAACAATATTTTCATGTTAGGACTGCCTTTTAAAATAAATCTAGCTAAACTTTTATCTTCTTTCTGAAATGGATTAAAAGGTCTTAAATATTTTACAGGTTTTTTAGGTTCACCAATTCCTTCTAATGCTTTTAAAAATGATTTTTGAAAATCATTAAGGGTACGATATTCACCTTCTACTGTTTTTGGTTCTGTATTGGCTGTATCTTTTTTGTATCGCTCTAAAGCAGTATCGGCCATTTTACGCCTCCGATGGTAATACTAAATTAACATTATATTTTTTGTTAAATTGATCTACGTCTTGTTGTGTTGCAATAGTTGCAAAATCTTCTAAAGCTTCTGGACTAGCTGCAAGTAATTTTACTATATCATCACCTATTTCCTGCGGTAATCTAGCTCTTAGTGTTGCATAATCTATTCTGTCTTCTGGTCCTTGGTCCATGGTTGCTGTTTCTTGCATCTCCATACCTGGAGCTTTCATAGTTAAAGTTTCAGTCATGGCTCCTGGCATAGAACCTTGTTGGTATCCTATTCGACCACCATCAGCTTCTTCTACTCTGTCAGGTACGCTTGCAAAAAATTCAGCATATTGTCTATACGCTTCTTTTAATAATTCAGGATCATTATCACCATCTGGATATTTTTTAATTTTTTGACCAGGATTATTAGGGTCATCTATCATTTCATTTTCTAGTCTTTTTACAATACTTTTTAATACATCTTCAGCAAATTCAGTTTGTTGCATTAATGATTTACCTACAGCATTTTCTTTAGATAAATAATCTAGTCTAGCTTGTTTTCTACTTAATTCATCTGTAACGTCTTCGCCACCATCTGCACGTTTTTTAAGTTCTATAATATCCAACATTGTTCTTTCAATATCATTAGCTACTTCTAATTTAGCATATGTTTTTCCACCACCTGTATTACCCGCAGCTTCTGCTGCAATGTCAATGTTTCCTTGTAATAATGTTTTAAATAAATCTGCTTCACCTGCTTGTCTACCTAATCTTTGTGCATCTATATCTTCATTTAAAGTTTTTAAAGGTCCTCTAGCTGCTGTTGCTGCTGTAGATAAAAATCCACCTCTTGGTGGTGTTGACATAAGATTTAAACCAAAGTCCATTAAAAATCTATTTAAGCCTTCGCCTTGTGGTCTTTGAAAATAAGGTTGGTAAGCTGATCTTATTGCTGGATCTTGTACTTGTTTAGATGTGTCTTGTAATATTTTAGCCATATCAAAATTCATACCACTTTGATAATTAACTCTTGGTGTATCTAACCCTGAAGTTATACCTTCATTGGTAGAGCCACCTCTTCTAAACATTGGTCGTCTTAATATTCTGTTCATATTATGCTGTTGTTTTATATCCTTTAAATCCAGCAGCACCTTGACCTAGTGCTCTAAAGATACCAGCTCCTGCTGTTCCTAATCCTACTGCTGTCTGTAACGGCGTAGGGTTTGGTATGTTAGTTGTTTGATATTGTGCAGGATAACCACCCATTAATCCAGTTACCTGACCAGCAAATCTATCCATTTGTTCTTGTGGCATAAATGCTGACATCCTATTTGCTTCTCTTGTTGCGTCTAGACCTGCTTGTGTTTGTGCCTGGTTCATTGCGCCCAACTGACCTAATGTAGAAATTCTGTCTGTTTGTAATCCAGGCACAGCACTCATCAGACCTAGCTGAGTTTGTAAATCTTGTCCTCTTTGAGCTTGTGCTTGATTGAAACCTTCTTGTAACATTCCAGCTTGTAGTAAAGCTCTATTTCTATCTGATCCTAATTGATATTCTGATTGCATAACACCTTCTCTACCGCCACCAAACGCACCTGATTGTACAGCTGCGTCACTTATTTGCTGTCTATTGATTGCTGCGTTTCTATCAAACTCTGCAAGTGATGCTTCCATAACTTGCGATTGATAAGGCGACATGTATTGTTGTTGCTGTGTTGCGGACATTGGCCCAGTTAATTGTTGGGCTGCTGTTAAATATGGTTGAAATGAACCTAAACCACCTGCTGTTGCAGCAGTGCTTGCCATTTGTTGTGCTTGTGTTTGTAATGCATCTAGACCTGCTACTTGTGGTGCAAGTCCTGCTAAACTATCTTGTCTAATATCAAACTGTTGACCAGCTTTTGTTCTGGCATCGAATTGTGCTTGTGTTTCACCAGCTTGTTTCGTAAGGCCGGCAGTGCCTGGCGCTACTACTGGTATGGCCGTTTGGGCCGTAATCTGTGTTGCAAGATCTTTACCTATATCTTCTATAAACTGTGCGGGTAAATTTCTTACTGTTTCCGTAGCCATTACATTACTCCTTCTAATTTTTGTGATGTTTGAAACATTTCTCTAGCGCCATCTAAGCCTTGCGATTCTTCAGATACGTCACCTCCGGCTTCTAGGTTTTTCATCATGTTATACATAACTTCTGAGCCTTTGTCTATATCTCCTTCACCAGCATTTCTTACAGCTTCAGCTGTAAATACAAATTCATTTTTAGATAATCTTGCAGGTACATCATCTGCTTTTTCCATTCTACCTATTGGTACAAATCCACCATTAGCTCTATAATCTTTTTCCATTCCACCCATGTCTAACAAAGGCATAACTTCTTTAGCTACTGGTTCTGCTTTTCCACCTTTAGCCATTAGTCTATATGGATTGCCTGATCTTTGCATAGCAAGATAAGGATTTCTTCTAATACCAGCTATATCTAAACCTTCTCCTCTGTAATCTTCGTCTTCATCTTCTTCAGGTTGTCCAAATAATTTTGTTAATCCTAATGATCCTATTCCATACAAAGCTGCTTTACCCATACCCGATAGTTCTCCACCTTTTCCAAACAAACCACTAGTTATAGTGCCTGGAGATCCTTTTGTTCCAACTAAATAATTTAAAATATTAGGTTTAAGATTACCAAAACCAAAACCACCACTAGTAGCTAAACCTGGAAATGATTTACCAAAAAAAGTTCCACCACCAAGACCATATATACCTGCTCCTAATAATGCAGCTTTACCTAATTTACTTTTACTAATTTTTTTAAGAGTTTTTGTTACACCTTTAACAGCTTTTTTTGCTGCTTTTACAATACCACCAATTATATATCCTTGTCTTAATCCTGCAATACCACCTTCTGCCATGCCAGATAATGCTTGTGCTCTAAATTGTTCAAATGACATTGGTTCTAATCCTTGTTCTATCATTTCAAAAACATATTTTTCATATTCTTCTTCTAACATTGGATCGTTTGAAGCCATCATCATGTTTTCTTTAGGTTGTACATCACCTTGTAATCTTAATTCTGGTGCACCAGCTTGTAATGATGTATCTCCACCACCCATAAAGTTAGCTCTTCCACCATCCGCTTTTAAAAATGCAAATCTTTCATTAATATCTTCAGCTTTTTTTCTGTTGTCTAATAAATTTTGTCTAGTGTTTTCTACTAATCCAGTTCCTAATTGTATTTCATCTGCTGGACGAGTTTCTTTTAAATCTAAATCAGTTGTTTCTTCATCATCTCCGAAGTTTATAAGATCAAAAAATTTTTCTTTCATACTTTTTTCTGGAACTATTACTTTTTTAGGTGTGACTACTACCGGTGTAACATTTCCGCTATCTCCTGATCCGCCTCCGCCTCCGCCATTTCCACCTGTAAAAGGATTATCATCTCTAACACCTCCAGTTGAACTTGTTCCTGGTGAAATATTTTCACCTGATGTAAATTGTGCTCCACCCATATTAAATCCTGTTCTAACTATTCCACCTTTATTCATAAGTCTCCATGGTGTTGCTGACTCTTCAACAACAGGAGTTGTTGTTTCTGGTGCAGTTGATCTAATTCCTGAAAAACAATACGCAGGTGGGTTAGGTCCTTGACATGGATCATTTGGTCCATCTCCACCTACTGTTTCATGTCTTTTTCTTATATCATCATAATATTCATCTAAATCATCTTTTGTTTCAATATTACCTAAAGTTTCCATTCTATTAAATGTAGAAAGTAATGTATTATAATTAGGTTTACCAAGACCTGTAAATTTAGTTATTAAAGGTGCGGTTACAATTGTAGAAAAATCTGGTGTACTGTCTATATATTTTGTACCTAAAGGGTCTCCTTTATTAACTCCTGCTATTTTTTTATCATTTAAATTAAAAGGACCTAATTGAGTTTCAGTAGGCATATTATATTTTGTTCCTGCTTGAAAACCTGTGTCAATTGCTGGTCCCTCAAAATTAAAACTTTTAGTACCATCTGGATTAGTTCCTTGTTGAAATTGAGATTCTAACATACCAACTATTTCTTCTGCATCTATGTGTGGGTTTTTTTGTAAATTTTTGTCAATGTAGTTAATCATTGCAAATTTTTTCTTGTCTGATATTTTTTTTGCTTTTGTTCTAGCTTTTGCGTTTTTTATTCTCTCTTTTTTTTCTGCTTCTTTT